CCCTTCACCTCCGTGTAGAAGTCCTCAACATCGTCGTCCACGTGCAGGAACACGTCACGTTCGCCTTGCACGGAGTAGTTCGGGGCATCCTTGGGACGCTCGATATACTCGAAGGTCATGCCTTCATCAGTCGTGTAGCCGAAAATGACAGACTCCTGCCCATAATGCTTGGCAAGGTGGACGAGGCTATCCTTCTGAATGTTGTACACGATGTAAGGGTTCTCGACGTTGCCGTATTTGCCTTTTACCTGAGTAAAGCCGTAATTGCCGCGCTTGAGCACTTTTCTCAGCCTCTCGTTACGCGTCTTGTTCTCTGCGGTGGGCAAAGCCTCACCCATCGGGTTCTCGGCTGTCACGATGCCGATGGTGCGCACAGACGGTACGAGACCGCGCATAATCTGTGCGATGCGTGAGAAAGATTCCTGGATAGGAACATCAGGAAGAAGTTTGTTTGCTTGGTCGTTCATGTTCGTGTCGATATGGGTTTAACAGCAATCAAATTTAGTCCTTCTATCCTAATCGGCAAGCCCTTCTCCTCAAGCTGCCTGTTGATTGCTTTGTCTATCGTGTAAGGAAAGGTGTAAACAAAAGCTTTTGGGTCACTTCCGCGCAAACACCAGTGCCCGAATTTGACAGTTTTCTTTGTGTTGGAAATAATCACCTCGAAAATATGAGTTTCCTGCTTACCGTTAACCAGCATGTCAGCCACCACTCTTTTAACAGGACAGTCTGCGTGTGGGACGTATCCAACATCGGTAGAGCTTGACGAGACTTGCCTGCACACGTCAGCAGATACTTTGATTACGTCTCGTGTATGAGTCCTGCGGTACAAGTCCGGGTCTTCCGTGTTAGCGATAAGCTTCCAGTCAGGACTATCAACTCTGGCTAAAAGACTAGAGGCTCGGCTGACCGTTCGGTACCCCTTATCCATCAAGGAGAGTGCTTTTGATTTTTTCATGTTAATTATATATGTTTAACGAATTTCCTACAGGCATTGCTCAAGGTAACTGTCTGCTTCGGACTCTACATGTAGGCGGGATCCCTGAATAAGTTCAGCCACAGGCTTGGATACGTATGGGACGAACTCGGACGGCTTGCGCAGACGCGCACGGATGTCTAAGTCGCTCTGACTGACCGTAAGATTGAACTGAGCGGCAGCGTCCTTGTTGAACAGGCTGCCTGTGTTGTGGTGAGCGTCGTATATCTTGTCTATAATGCCCATCACGTCCGCAGCTGACTTGGAGCGGGTCTTGATAGCTCCGAGGAGCTCTTGAGCTAACTCCACCATCTTAACCCACTTCTCGCCGCCGTACTGAGTCACGCCTTTAATCTTAGTGTAATCAGCCCAAAACGGAGCTTGAAACAATGTAACCAAGTCCTCAGCTGTAGGTGCGACCACGCTGATTTCGTAAGGTGCTGGCTCGTCTATCCACGTAGAGTACGTCTGGTTCTCTGCTGCGCCCTCTAGGTCACGCTCGGGTGCGCCTGTCGGGTTCACCTTTATGCCGCCGACGGGGGCGCTTTTCACGTAGTTGGCGACTACCTCCGAAGGGATGATGTCGTCTTCCTCGGCGGTCAATGCCTCTTCGTAGCAAGCGTAAATCATAAACTCAGATATACGCTTTCCGAGAGTATAGACTGCTTCCTCAAACGTGCGATTTACGCGTTCTGCACGCTTTTGTGGCACGATTTTGGTGTCTTGGTAGCCGTAGTCACCCTTACCGCGACCAATATCCCACCAGAGGGCGTACAGGGCGTACACATCGAACATCGCCTGTGAACCGTTCGCAGGGAGACGGTACTGACGTTCGGCTAGGTAGTCTTTGTACCCTAGAACCGTCTTACGATGGTTCGGCAGGTAATTCTCTCTAAGCTGTGGTGTGGGTGTCATATTTTAACTACTTAGGCAAAAGGGGAGCGCCTTGCAGCGCGTAGAAGTGCATTGAAACATGGTCAACCATGCGGTGTTCCTTTGACACAATTCCTCTTTTTACAAGTATATCTCTCGCGTTGCAAAGTACGCCGCATGCGTAATTTAGATTCATTCCAGAAAGGCTGAACAACTCCGAGTCGGTGCGCTCTCCACCAGAACTCAATGCATTGAGGATGAGTATCTGTGCCGCCTCAAGCATTTCGTTGTAGGTAAGCCCACTCTGCTTCCCAAGGTTGGTCTGCTGTGCTATTTGCTTAGCCTTTTCAATAGCTTTGGTGTCTGTTTCAATCTTCATAAACTAGATAGCGACAGGGTTGGCGTTGCGGTTGAGGATTTCGACTACGGCATCGCCGTACTTTTTGATGATGTGGTCGTGAATACGCTGGTCGTAAGGTTGACTGAGAGTACGGTAGGAGTCCACTTCAGTATCTGTGAGGCGGAAAAGGGTCTGCTTCTTGCAAACGCGGCGGAGACGCTTGGAGTTTTCGTAGTCGTCGCAGAGGCGACCGATGAACACGTCCTCAATCTCGCAATAGGACTCACCCTCGACACGGGCGGCAGTCTCCTTGAGAATCGCGAGTTCGTCAGCAGACATCTGGTAGTTGTTGCACCCGCCGCAGCCGCTCTGGTGAACCGTACCGACGCGATTTCCGTTTCGGTAGATGGTTGCCGAGTAGGCGATGCCGTCCATGCCTTCCATGGACTTGACGTTCTTTACTTCGTAGTTTTCGGTTACTGTGTTTTTCGTGGTCATGCCCCTTCCTATACATGAGCAACGAAAATGTTAACCACGTAGTTATGGTATGAGCCACAAATCCTTTCCAGAGCTACAGATGCTCGCATCCGTTGTACGCTTCCAAGACCAGGGAAAGCGCAGCCGTAGAGTACTTGACCACCACGTAAGCCGCCGTGCTATCGTGGAAAACGAGATGTCAGGTCCTGTGGTTGACTCGGAGGAAGTAGTCGAGGAGTTTCCTGATCGCGGGTACAAGGTCGTCAAGCAGATTTACAGGTTCGACCCTACCTGCGACCAGCAGGAGATGATGATTGCCCGCTCCCTAGAGGATGACGGGTACATCGGTATGGATACGGACGCAGAGAAGTACTGGAAGGAACTCGGTATTACCAGGTTTCTGAAAGGCGGACATGGCGACGTGTGTTGCGTCGGGCTGTGTCCAGAGAAGAACAAGTGGTACGGGTGGTCGCACCGTGCAGCAGGAGGCTACGCACCCGGCGAGACGGTAGAAGATGATGCTATTGTGTCAGGCTGCTTCGGTAAAAATAGTTCTCCCTACCAGAAAGGGTACGTGTGCAAAGACCTTGATGACTCTTTTGAGATGGCCAAGGTTTACGCAAGCGAGGTCGGATAACCATGAACTACGCAGACACTATAGATAAGGTACGTAACGCCTCCGAGCAGGCAGGTAAAACAGCCGCCAGCATGCCCAGCGGGAAAGCTGACGTTTGGGACGAAGACAGACGGGCTAAGTCCCATTGGCAGTGTGCGTCTCGGTTCTTTGATGACCTGGTTGACGGGCTTTTGCGCGAGCAGAGGTACGCCGATGACCCATCCATGCAGTCCTCGTACGATGAGTGTACGACTGGTAAAAGGTTGATAGACTCGTTGAAAGACGTGGACTGGAGCAGACCTCTCGTAGATGTGTACTATGAGCTCAACGAACCACGCCACCCTGTCAGGAACAACCTATTGTGCCACAATACATTCATTACATGTAACGCCTTAGACGAGTAAATCCGTTCTACGAGGTATGCCTGACAATATAAAAGCCAACGCCTACCTCGTTCTCAAGTACAACAAAAAGCAGGGTTATAACTCCACTCTGAGTGTGAAGGCCACGAAGAACAAGCCTAGTACGGCGTCCGACGAGATTGCTGTCAAGATACAGCTTGATGTACCTAAAGCCTTGTTTACGAAACCCGCGTACGAAGCACACCTGACCATAGACGAAAGCTCAGCTCCTACGATGGTGATAGCAGACTTGAAAAACAACATTGAAGAAGTCCTGCGCGAACGCCTTAACTTGAGCGTCTCTGTGTCAGGTACATCCTGTACTGTTCCAGACGAAGAAGAGGTGTGAGGTTAACATTTTCGCCCCTCATGTATAGGAAGGGGCATGAGCAGCAGAATTACCAAAACTTCCGTCAAAGTCATGCACACCTACGGCAAGGGTCACGGGTGTACTAACGAGGGAATCACCGAATACGCCGACACCCTTATTATTCAATGGGGCATCCCCTCGGTGGAAGACGCTGATTCCGACACTGACCTCGTGCTGTGTGACGGCTCGCTCGGTCGTACTGAGGTGATTCAGGACGAAAAGCACCTCCGCCGAGTCATTGGTAGCGCTAAGGGCTACGTTAAGGCTGTCACTACTTCCCGCCACGCCCCAAAAGGGAATACTATCGGCGCAATGGCGGGAGGCAATTACGTTAAGGACAGCAACGGTATGTTCAGAATCGTGCCCTTCCCTGTCCCTGTGCATGACCGCTACGAGACTCCCGAGCAGTACGACATGCTAAGTGGTTAACACTTTCGCCCCTCATGTATAGGAAGAGGTAACAGCACGAAAGAAAACCACGAAGGAAAGACCATGAAGGAAAAAACATTTGACGACCATTTCATTGCCTATGTCCAGTCAGGCGACTGGCACAACTCGGACGACCGAGACCGCGCAGAGCAAAAACTCAGTGACTGGTTCGAGGGGTTGTCGGAGCGCACAAAATTCGCTATCGCGGCGAATTACGTCCTCTTTCCCGAAACGCCCATCGAGGACAACCCTTGGCTTCAAACGCTCTCCGAGGCTGAGCAACGTGTAATGGGCGCGTTCCGCTATGATACAGGCGGAGCCCACGTCTATATCGAATTTAAGAAAATCTCCTAATGGGGTAAAATACGACTCACTCAGGCAAGAACTATGAGATTCAAGAACCTACTAAAGAAAGTCCCCGCTAACACTAACCGCTTACGCAGTGAAGAGCGCATTCTGACGACGCGCGGTATAAAACACACTGACGCGAGCAACCAGAGCTACACGCGTGTGGACTACCTTGACATCGTCGTCTTCGTCGTCGGCGGCAAGATTACGTATGTATCCGAGAAAATCGCGGGTGCGTATGTATCTCAAAACAACACCGTCCTGCGACCCTTGCCTGATGATAAGCTACCAGAAGGGTTTACTCAGTACCGTGCAGCTTCCTTGGCGTACTCTATGCTAACGGTAGTAGCCAACGAAAAGTACCTTCCAGGAAGCTGCTTTAATTCCCTTGCGTTCTTGGAGTCCGAAGCAAAGCTACCTGAGAATGAGCGTGCGCTGAGTATCCTAGATAATATGTTCACGCTTCAAGACCAGACAGAGGAAATCGTAAGGTTGCACGAGAGGCAACTTGAGGTCTTACGCAAGATGGGACGCGCCTACGCTTACGAGGTCTACAAGCAGACCCAAGCCGCTACTAAGACGGTGGTATCGGACAGCGAAGTATGAAAGCCTTATACCTATGGAACGGGAGCGGACTAAACGTCCTAGTACCAAAGAAGCGGGGTAAGGGGTACCTTAAAGTGCCTTTTGGACATCACCCTGTTCCAGCCCTATCAGACATAGAGGTAAGTGAGTCGGTTGACATGGACGGGCTAGACGGGATGCTAACCCTCCAATACGGCTATACCTATCCCGACAGTAAGCGACAGGCTATCGTTGACCGTGTGATGCCCCGATTAGCTGAGGTATTCAAGTTTAAGGAGTGGGAGGAAGTGTCTAATGACGCCTTCTTTGACACTCACAACAGACAAGAAGCCACTACACGGACGGTGGTATCGGATAGTCCAACTGACGAATAGGAAGACGGGCAGAGAACTCCCTAGTAATATCCCTGCGTGGGTTTCTCATATAAGGCTGTGCATACACCACCTCGACAATACCTGCGTTAATCATAGCACCGTGGCACCTGTGGCAAGGCTCGTGTGTGCAATACACTTTACAACCCTTAGTGTCGAAGGGGCAGTTAAGCAGGGCGTTTACTTCTGCATGTATAACCCGCTCGTACTTCTCAGGGGCTTCCCATAAGTGCGAGTCTTCGCATACACCCGAAGGGAAGCCATTGTAGCCAACAGAAAAGTGCCTGTGGTCAGGAGACACGATTACTGCACCTACCTGAGTGCGGGGGTCTTTGGACATACGGCTGGCAAATGCAAAGGCAATGTCCATCCATGCGAGTTCTATCTTTGATTCCATGTAAGTAAGAACGCGTCCATCGCGTAACGTGATCGCTGGGGGTTGTGTAGCTATACTCTGTGTCAGCCAGTCTCCTCCACACATCTGCTCACAGACGGCAATGATGTATGGACACAAAAAAGGCCGAAGATACCAAGGTGCTTATGGTATGCTCCTCGCTTCGCTCAGCCAACGCACCCTATCTCGTATTTCGGCGTCTCCTTATTCAGGAGAAGGAAGTGAGTGTACAAGTGGTTGGGCGCGTGGCGAAAGTTAGGCAAACAAGCGGTCTCAGGTGCTACTGTATCTTCGGATCTAGTCGTAGCGGTTGAGACGCAACCCCCAGCGTCCACGTGAGCCCTTGCGGAGACGTGCGGAGAGTGTGTTTTTCGGTGAGTGCGTGGGGAGTAGGCTCAGCAAAAGCTCTCCCGTCTCTCACGTGGACACGAGTTTTCCGCAGAATCCTTTCAGGATTTTGCTCAGGTGGCATGTACCTGCGCCCCCTAGATTCGGGGTCCTAGAGCCGCTTCTCCGTGGCTAGTCCTACGGCGAGCTGCGCCCTTTGCTGCGTGATTCCGTCATTACTCCCACCATAGGTAAGTCTCCGTTTACCCCAGTGTCCTCTGACGAAGGCGTAGTTTTGCTTCCACCTTCGGGCTCTGACGTCGTCACGCTAACAGGTACGACATTTCTGCTACGTCCCTCAAACGCTGCCACCCCCGTAAATTCATTTTTCGCATTTCTTACGTGTTGTTTGCTGCTTACTGCATTGTGACTTTTTCTGCATCCCTAACTCCTGGCTGCCCTGACCTTATCGCTGACCTTCCCGATTTCTTATCGGTACTGTGGTTCGTGGATACTACGGTACGTGGGCTTAATGCTGCGTATGAAAGGGTTGATGTCTGCTTATAGCGTTACACTTACATGCTTTATGGTTGAGGGTGGCTTGTTTGAGTCTGCTGACGACTCCCACTGATTCGGGTGTCCTCAGACAGCACAGGGCTTTCGCCCCTTTCCGTACTGGCGCTGGGCGACCCACCTTGCACACGCCCCCGTATGCTCTCAGTACCTCTTGGAGGAGGGTACCCTGGGTGAGCCAAATCTAATGCCCGAAGTGACGCGTCTGCGCCTGAACCCTCTTGATAGAAGATTCCGACGTAGCGCGGCTTCTTAGCGCTACCTTTGCCCGCCGCATGGCACTCGTCGAACTCTCTGATTTCGACGGGTATTCCGTTGCAGTTGGCATCAGTAATAACCTCACCTCGCTCGGTCAGTATAGGGGCAGCGCAGGGACTCACGATCACACTCTCGGGATACGAGGTGTGCTTTTGATGGTACGCCTTGACTGTGAGTTCGATGAAGGTCACGTTTTCTTAGAACAGAAAAATGTTCTTATAGTATGCCATACACATTCTCCCTATGTTACACATCTCGACGCCCGCACGAAATCCGGAGGGTAATTGAGCTTTGGAAAAGCAGAGCAACGCACCCCGACCAGGTCGAGTTTGTAGTCACTGTCGATGCGGACGACGAGAAGGGGATCGAAGTCATTGACTCCCTTGACTTGCCGCATGTTTCTACCGCAATCCAGCGCGAACGACCGTTTTGTTGCGTAAAGGGTTGGAACCTTGCCGCAGAGCTCTCTACTGGAGACGTACTAATTGCTCTCTCGGACGACTGGGATCCTCCTGCAGGATGGGATAAGTTGCTTACTGACTTCGGAAACGGGTCTTGGATAAGAGAAGACAAGTGCCTGTTCGTCAGTGACGGGTACTTGAACCAACTGTGTACCTTGCCTGTAGTGTCCAGACCCAGGTACGAGAAGTTCGGCTATCTGTACTACCCCAAGTACCACTCAATGTTCTGCGACACCGAACTCACGCAAAGGGCGAAAATGGACGGAGCTTTGCTGGACGCTCGGCATATCACGTTCCAGCACGTACACTGCGACGCTGGTCTTCGCGGCAGGGACGAAGTAGACCTAAACCACAGCAGCAGCGAGCACTACACGACAGGGGAGCTGCTTTACAACTTTAGGCGTGCGCGTGGCTTTCCTATTGACGCAGGACCAAAGGCTGAAGTGTACCTTGCCGAGACTAAAGCATTAGGCGAGAAGTACGCCTGCTACATGCAGGTGATTAAAGACGACTTCTGCCTTTATGAGACATGCAAACGCCTAGTGGATGAAGGCGTATCCCATTTCTTCTTCTGCATTCCTGACGCTTACTGGGACGGTCGCCCGACTCCGGAGAGCGACATTAAAGAAGTGATGCAGGTAAAGGACGAGCTTAACAAACTTGATGGGTGCGTAGTGAAGTCTCGCGTGTTTAATGTGGAGAAGTACCGCCACCTCCCTAACCGACTCGCAACTGAGACATGTGTACGCAACGAGTCTAAAGACTGGATCAGCGGCGAAGGGTTTAAGCACATCCTTATCATTGATGGAGACGAGCTTTGGATGCCTGGGCTGTTGCGTAAGGTCGACACCATCGTCAAGCACTACCACCCCGCAGCCATATCCTGTGCCATGGTGCCTGTAGTGGGGGTCCCTGGCTATCCTATACATGACGCTAAAGACCTTGCGACAGTTTACGTGAGGGGTGACGCGCGATTTGCGGAGTGCAGGGCCGTGTTCGGGGTTTGCAGGAATATTGATGCCCACGACGTGATCCACTTTACAGCTACTCGCAAGACTAGTGAGGAAGTCGTCACTAAGATGCGAGTGTCAGGTCACTACGACGATCCAGCGTACGCGTTTGAGGACTTCATAGCCAATACTCTTCCGAATGTTAAGGAAGGCATGAAGGACGTACACATGTATCGCGGCTACCAGGTGTGGCCCTCCATCCGCGTGTGGACGCCGCGAGAGTGGGACGCCATACCTGAATCACTGCGTCCTTACCTGACTGACAAGGTCAAGCCATTAGGTCAGGCGGCAGTAAACCCTGTCGGTGCGCTGACAAACAGCACAACAAAGTCGTCCGCGACAGCCCATCTGAGCGTTCCTGAGAGCTTGAGCAGACCGCCTAAAGTAAACGTTCCTCGTCCCTCTCCTTACGCACCAGCACCAAGTGCGGACGAACTTGTAGGCGGAGGCGGCGGAGGCGGCGGAAAGCCGAGTTTCAGGCCTGTACCTAACACGCCCCCACCCGTACCTAAAGCTCCCGTGCCTCTGAGAGCGGGACGGCGCAGGTATGTACGCTCAGACGAGCGGTCAAACGGACCAGGATTTAACCCGAACAAGCCTCCGAAGGCCAACCCTCCAAGGAACAGTGGACCCCGAACAACTTACTGATACTACCGTTGAGGAGATCATACTGTGCGAGCTCGTTAAACAAAACGGTATAGCGTTTTGGGAGCTGGTTAAACGCGCAGTACCTGCCGACTCTAATAGTAAGACAGCGCACAAGAAGCAGATAGTGAACAAAATCACCCAGCTGTACCAGGAAGGATACCTTCGGTACGAGAAGCGGCGGGTGTACAAAGAAAATGGAGGTAAGAGAGGTAAAGGCCTCCTCACCTACAGGATGTACGTGTACTTGATTAAAAGACCTGATCGCTACATATCTGTTCTAAACGAGTATGAACGAAACCGTTAACGACACAAAACGTACCGTAACGCCGCAGCATTGGGTAGTAGCTACAATGAAGCGACCTGTAGTGTGGGCGCGAGATGACGATGAAACGTGGATTATGAACCCGCCGCGTCGCTACATAATGAACGCATGCCATGTGAAGTACGTGGCAGACCACGTAGAGCGGGTGTCTGACCTTAACGGTTCGGCTAAGTACCGCCCTTTGAAAGGTGGTGTAAACCTCGCAGGAAGGCGCATACTTGTCGAGCGCATGCGAGACCGAGGAATAGGCGACCTGCTCTTTTTGACAGGACCTATGAGCTGGCTTCAGCACATGTCCTCGCACGAAGTGACGATCGACGTGTACGGTCTAAGCAAGCGAAGTCAAGTACTTGCGCACCACCCCGCCATTTCAAACGGATCGGTAATGTTCGGTCCTACTCACTACGAAGACCTTGACCTCTATGAGGCGCACTGGATGATTGAGTCCGTCACCGAGTTCAACGAAGAACCTGACCAGCCGAACGTGTACGACGCTCTTTACCGCAGCATGGGCGTTGATCCTTCGACAGTTGATCCGCGCTTCAAACGTCCTAGCATAAACCTCGTAGACCAAGACGCCCGCAACTGCGACGCGCTCATGTACCACATCTACTCGTCGTATGGGATGGACTTGCGGTCACAACCCTACCTCGTATTTTCACCGCTGTCTCACAGCACGCTGCGGTCTATGAACTATGGTCAATGGCTTCAAATCATGCGCGAAACCATAAACAACCTCCGCATTCCTATCGTGGTCGTGGGTCACGTGAACGAGGGTCGTATGCCTGTCTTAGACATGAGCTTCGGGGCTTTCATGCAGCAGGTAAACCAGATGGCAGAGCAATCGCGAGCAATAATCAACCTTCTCGGGAAAACACCTGTCCGCCTCGTGGCTTCGATCATCAAAAACGCCGCTGGGGTAGTATGCCTTGACTCTGGACCGCTTTACATCGCCCAAGCCGTACGCACGCCAGCCGTATCAATATGGGGTACACACGATCCACGAGTACGTATCGGGTACGACCCTGCGTACATGGAGTTGTCGGTGTTCAACCAGGATGCCGACCCTAAAGCCCCCACCTACGCATACACGGCTACAAACGCTGACGATATGCGGTGCGAGGTGCTTCTTTCGGTGAAGCCTGAACAGGTGCTGGAGAAGGTACAGCGCGTAGTCACTCCCACCGGAGGCTAGGGTAAGCGTTATTCGGTGGGTTTGTTTTCCCAACAAGCCTTACGTACTCGTTAATAACGACGTCCAGCTCCTCTAGCGATATTTCAAGCCACGTGCCGTAGCCCTCAGAGGTGTTTATCTCAAGCTTCCACGGCGGGTTGTCTTCGATTATCTTCCTTATGCTCATAAGGAAATCGAACCCCTCGCCTGAGCGCATCTGCGGCTGCTTGGTGCGATCGTGGACGCTCACTCGGTTCGTAACGAGGAAGTCTATAGACTTTCGCCTAGCTTGCAGCTTGAGGAAGGCCTCCCTTTCTTTGTTGCCATGGCGAGACACGTAGGTGCGTCCGCCAAGGTCTTCATCTGACCATAGTGAACCCATTACTTAGCAGGTAACCAGAACTTTGTTTCGGCTCTTTCCCATTCATCATCAGGTATGAGGTCTAGTAGCTCCTCAAACGATTCACCTTGCGTGTGTGCTACTTTTGAGGGTACCTCTCCTGCGCCCACTGCGCTTGCTCGCGTCATCCTGTATTCTTTTTCACCGTGTTGGGCGTGGATGTTCTTCGTAACAAGGTATTCGTCTTTCGGGGTTGATACCTCAATCCCCGCGAGATTATCAGGTACGCTGTTCGGTCGTCCCTTGAACTGTACTGACGTGAACTCCATTATGAGATTGGCGAGTGTTTGCGCGTAACTTTCCATGCTGTACTCCTTGTCGTAGCGTTCTTGGTAGGCTTTGTGGAGCTTATCAAGGTGACCGCTTCTTCGGAGTAGCTTGAAAGCAAGATTCTCAGTGCTGAACTCACCTCCTGACTCAAGGCCTGACTGGCGCAGTGCTTTCATCTTAACTTTTAGAGACTCAAGACATTTGGTTGAGCATTCTCCGTCGTCAACCGCGTTGTCGATCATGTCTTTGAGTGTGTCAGCCTTACTTTTGACAGCCTTCAGGTCAATGAACGGGTCTTCTTGGGAAGGTTCTATGACCCACTCGTCGTTTGTCAGAGAGTAAATCCCTGTTGAGGCGTGAGGCTCGTGCATGTCTTGAGCGTAGAGCTCCACCTCATGCCCTGCTATTTTAATGTCGTGGCTCTCGTTCCAGACGGTTTTCTTGGCGGTGAAAAGCTCACGTATGACAGGGTCAAGGCCTACGCCTGCCCCGTCCGTAACGACCCAACCCTCAGTTTGGCTGTCAAAGACCACGTGGAGGTCTATGTCGCTGCTATCAGTGTAGTTGTAGTTGGCCAGAGAACCTGTGACGATCACGTCGACGGGCGCGGCATCTATGCCCAAGAAGTCAACAAACTCAGCTGCTATATCCAGCAGGCGTGCGCGTATCTCAGGCTTGATTTTGCCGTCCTCCCATACTTTAGGGCAGAGTTCGTCGTGAAACTTAAAGTCCATGCACTAAATACGTTCTATATAACATGAAACTTTTAGTACACGGAGACCTACAGGCTACCTGGGGCAGAGAACGGCTATACAGCAACCCAGATGAGTCTTTGCAACATTACAGAATCAAGCGCTTCTACAGTCAGCTCCATGACATATACTACAGCAAGGGGTGTGAGGGTTTAGTAGACCTTGGAGACACGTTTGACGATCGAAACGCCATACCTATACCGACCCTTATGGCTGTTGTAGAGGGCGCGAGCGAGTTCAAGACAGGCTTTAACTGGAAACTAATAGGAAACCACGACCAGTACTACAAAAACACACGGGTACACTCTGGGAGCGTTTTGAAGGGGACTTTCAACATCGTGGAGTCGTTTACACACAAGCTTGTAGATGGCACCCTTATAATTTTCGCCTCGTACCCCGAGGATGAAGATTCTCTGACGGCGGACATCTGCGAGTTGGTACACACCTACCGACAGGACAACGTCGAAAAGGTAATACTTTTCGGGCATTTCCAGATACGAAACTTGGCGGACGCCGCCAAGAAAAGCGAAGGTCTTCCCTCCAGCGTGCTAGAAGGCGTTAGCCTTACGCTCCTCGGTCACGTACACAAGCCTTCTGCCGTGGCGGGATGCAAGGACGCGTATTACCTAGGATCACCCTTCCAGCAAAACTTTGGCGAGTCCAACGAGAGTAAGCGCGTAGCTGTTGTGGATACGGACACGTGCGAGGTTGAGTTCATACCTCTGACAGGCTTTCCAGAGTACAAGTGCGCCACTCTTGACTACTTCCTTAAAAACGTCAGTGAAGACAGCGAAGACCGATACCGAGTTCAGATTACCTCCCAAGAAGATGCGGAAATGTTTTACACGCACCCGCTGTCTTACCGTGCTGAGCCTGTGTACGCGTTTGCCCAGGAAGAGTCTGAGGACACAGAGGAAACCAACGTAGAATGGGGACTTAGCGAGGCGATGGAGCGGTACGTAAAGCTGAACCCCCCTTCCAACTTCGGTATAGACGAAGACGGCGAAGTAGTGGTTGATTACGGTAAGGAAATACTCGAAGCTTAGTACATCCCTGTTTTCAAGCAAGATTGGTAATCAATCGTTTGAGAAAAATAAACGTACCATGTACTATTTAGGGCGTCAATAAAACGTACACCTAAACGTACACCTAAACGTACAACCCTAAAATACCATGAATCAAATCAGCTCAATCGGCTTTGGTGATGACGCAAACGTCCTTGCAGGTTACGCCCTGTCTGCCAATGATCGCCTCGGTAACATCGACTTGCTTATCGAGAACACTGGCGACAACGACCTCTACCTCAAGGTAGCTGAGTATGATGGTGCAACCTCGCCAAGCGGCTACGCCGCTCTCGGTGCGGCTCAGTCCATCGTTGCTCGTGGTCAAAAGACCGTAAGCCTGAATCTGCTTTCCAAGCAGATCGGCTTCTTCGGCTCTGGCGACACCACTGCGAACATCTCCACAGTAATCCGCAACAAGGCCGATCTGCGCAACCCGCAGATCGACATCGTACCTGTCTTCGCCCGCAAGGGTTGGGGCTTCAACGAGGGTATCGACAAGGCAGCTTTCCGCAGCCCTGGCTATGACTCTCCGCCCGACTTCCCAGACGAAGGCGAACCTTCTGGTGGTGGCGGTTACTAATCCCACTCCATTTACGAAAAAGCCCGCTCTATTTGAGCGGGCTTTTTCTTTCTTAGCAGTTACCGTGGTAAAATGGCGGCTTCTCGGTGAGCCTAGTCAATAGCTTGAAGCTTGTTTACGCTGTCTTCGACGACGCCGTACACGTACTCCTGATTGCAGAACACGTACTCTTTGTTGTCGATCTTGATAGGGTTGAGACGCTGGCGCTCCAGGACCACCTCGTCGCCTACTTCGGCTTTGACTGTGCAGCCTTTACCCTTCTGACGCAGGACGAAACGGAACTCTTCGATCGCAGGGCGGTACGATTCTGGAAGCTCAAGACCAAGTGCAAGGTCTTCGCGTGCAAACATCTCGCACAGCACCCATTTACCCGCAATCTGGAAAGTGTCGAGTTTGATTTCCTTGTCCGTGAGTACCGCGAGGATGTCATCCTCGTGAAGCACTCCGAAGCGGTCTCCAGGTAAGCCTGCGTTCTTGACGACGTACGTCGAGCTGGCTTTTACCTTCTGAGGCATCTGGAACATGATAAGGTCGCCTTCTTTGGCGTAGGTGGTAGTATCAACTGAGAGCACCTTTCCAAGTTCGTAGTCGGCGTCCTTTTGTGCTTGAGGAACGATAATCGAACCGATTATCTGCTCTTCTTCGTTGAGCTGAGATACGGCAACTCGGTTGCCGAGTACCTTGATGTTGAGTTTATCTTTGTCCATAGTGCTAAGAACGGATTTTTGAAGTTAGTTTGTTGAGTTGGGCGTTTAATTCTCCAGTGAGGCCTGATGTACCTCCTGCTGGCTTCCTTTTCTCCCACAAGTCCATCGCGAGTTCCGCGTCGTCGTTCGGATCGATCCCTTTCCCTGTTTCAGGGTCTTTCGGCATCTCCACTACTGTAAACTTGTCCGAAGATATTCGTGCTATTTTCCGCACAGCGTTCCACGAGTCAATAATAGAGTCCTCATCAAACATCAGGCAAATCTCCTTCAAACCGCGTATCTTGGCTATCTTCTTAGCCTGCTCGTGGCTAACTGCGTGCTTGAAGATGGCTACAGGCACGACATTTTCAATGCCTCTCTCCTTGATCACTTTCCTGAGGGACAGGACATTGAATATCGCTTCTACGATGATGATAGATACGCTCTCGTGTTTTCGAGCCTCGTCTATACCATACACCCAATACCTTGACCCGAGTTCTAGGTCATACCTGCTCGGAAACTTCTTTGTAACCTTGCCTGGAACGTCAGTGTACGTGCGTCCTTGGTAATACACGACGCGCTCCCACTCGGTTACTGGGAAGATAGCATAAGGCTCCCATCTGTGGTCTTGTCGTGTGAACCCCGCACCTGCTTTTATGAAGTCCTTAATATGAAGGTTCTTGCGCTTAGCCATCTTGGCTATCTTCTTGTAATAGTACGAGTCAGGGTCGTCTTTGAGGAGTGTAAAGCCTTCGGGTAGCTTGACGCCAGTAGAGAATCCCTCCCTGACCTTCTTGCGACCACCGCCTATTTTCTCTGTAAGCTCCATGAGCTCATCGTCGTCGACAGGTACTTCCTCGCGCTCAATGTCGTACCCCAAACTCTTTGCCCACCTGTAAAAATCCCCTGAGTGTCCAGGCTGGCCTCCGCACCTCCAGCAGTTAGTAAGTGCGCTGTTGAGGTTTATTGACCTGTTACCAGACTTGTCAGAGCATTGTGGGCAGACGATAACCAGTTCCTCGGAGGTACTCCTATGGGGAACGACGTCGAAATAGTATTCTACTGAGTGCTTTAAGGATTCTGACATACCTTGTAGAACAGTTACGCGGGGAACTGGTCTTTAGTGATGACTTCCTTGAAGTGTACCTTAGCGTTAGCCTCAGCTTCCTCTTGGGTTTCACCTGGCTGCGGCGTGTACTCGTACTCTCTGTTGTTAAACTTGATTGACTGCTTGTTCGCCTCAGAAGCGACCGTTCCGAACGAGAGCACCTCCTCGCCACCTACAACTTCCGTAGTGTTCTGCGAACCAAGAGCAGCGTTGTAATTTTCGCTGGCACGCTCCTGAAGCTCCGTTGATTTGTTGTACACGTCAGTTAAGGCATCTTCGTAGCTCGGCGAACCCTCAAAGCCATAAGGTACAGCATCACCCGTCCCAGGCACCTGAAGGAAACCGAATCCTTCAGGATCTTCAGGGTTGGCTTGCCTGTACTGCTCTATTTGGTAATCAGCTTCGAGGTCGGCTACCTTAGAGAGTATCTGACCGTTGGCAACCCGAAGTGCCGACGCGTCGTCTTCTCCGTTGAGGTCAACAGGCACCTCTATGACTTCGCCTCTGTACGTGATGCGCCTCGTTTGTACGCTTCCCGTGCTTACCACGTCGTTCTCGATAGCTTCGTCAAGCTGCTCAGACGTGGCGTACCCGTCAGCAGTCACTCTAACGTCAAGCTCAGCGTCAGGGTTCTGGAAAAATACACCGTCCTGCTGAGTCAGGCTGTTGAGCCCTACCCCGCCTGTAAGTTCGTTGGCTGCCGCGCTGCGCTGGTCTTCTATACGCGCTTTCACGCCTTCTATTATGGACGCAAGGGAGAGGTCTGACACTGTGTCACCTAGGGGCTTGTTGCCTGCCTCAGGAAGAAATCTGTTTTTTACTAAGTCAAAGGCAGGAAGCCAGTCTACAACCTCAGGGTAGACTTGAGCTATAATCCTGCTCGCGTTGCTACCGTCGTAAGATAGCTCATCCATCTGAAGACCCCCGCACCATGCTCTTTTAAGCAGGAAAACCCAAGACGCCTGGAGGTTCAGGTCGTTGTTCACCTCAGCTTGTGGGTTTTTTGCCAAAACAGAGCGTTCTGACCCCCGCAGAAGAACTAGTGCGATGTTCTTGGTGAAGTTCGGTATCCCCTGACCTTCGACTAGGTTTATGTAGCTGCTCTCAGGTACGACGTTTTCAGTGCCATCCTTGGTTAATAAGTACCGGTAGTCGATACCTCCCCTACCTGCGCGGGCAGCGTTATACCACTGCTTCAATACTGATACAACAGGCGGCAGTCCGCCCAAAGATTCCGCATCTTTACCTATGTTGAAAGTAAACCGTACGCCTTGATACGCCTGGTCGTACCCAGGAAGTTGCAAAGGAAGCGAGAACCTTTTTACCTCCATAGGGTTGATGACTGACTCTGAGAATGACGCAGAATGGCAGAACTGGTACATAATCCCATCATGCACGTTCGCTATGGTATCAGGCGTGGTTTCGTTTAAGTCGCGTAGGTCAAACAGGGCGACCCACATGTCTGATCTTTGAATCTCAAGACCGCCGCGCGTCCCCCACCTGTTCTTTGTAGTTACGATAGGCATAACTTAACTACTGCATGCAATACCCAGGCACATACTCAGGATACGTAGTCAACAACAAAGACCCTTACCAGATGGGGAGGGTTCGGGTACGCGTACCTGCTGCTTACGGACCCACCGCAGGCGTTGACGGATCTATCTCTGACGGAGACCTTCCTTGGGCACTGCCCTCGGGACTCCCCGCAGGCGAGACGTCAGGCAGTGGCGGCGGCAGCTGGATACCGAACGTAGGTGATCGTGTATTTGTCCGCTTTTTGGATGGTGAACCAGAAAAACCAGTATGGGAGTGGGGGTCTCAGCAAAAGCCTGACTTAGACGTAGAGGAAAAAGACAGGTTCGTGAAAGATTTCTACGAGACCCAGAACGGCTCATCGACTCCTAAAGCTCAATCAGGGTTCACCAAGTATGGACATGTGTGGTGGTTTCACCCTACTGACATCACGTTCAGCACTCAAAAAGGATACTCTATAGTCGCGACCGATGCGAGTTCCATTGCGCTTGACGGTCGAATAGACATAAGAACTCCGCTCGGAAACAGCATAGCCGTAACCGACGAGACAGGGCTAGACCCTCGGTCAGGAAGTGTAGAGGTATACAGCAACAACGCTTTTCAGGCTAAGTTCGACGATCTATTCTTCACAGGTACCGCGTACCTTATGAAAGCCTTAACCACTTACACGGTCGAAGCGCAGGTGCAGTCAACTATCGCATCCTCGGCTCGCGTAGACATAAAGGCACCTGTCTTGTACACGACAGGGCGCACCCCTGTGACCAAGCCAGAAGTTCCTTCTAACCTTGCGGATGCGTGGCTATCCGCCAGCCTGACAGCAGAAGAAAAGGTCGTGTTACAGCAATCCTGGGTCGCGCAGCAGCAAGCAATATCCAATGACTTAACCCCTTTCGAGATGTGGCACGTTATCGGGGTAAACACTGACTGGCGCATATCAGCAAACCACATGCTTACCGCAGGTAACATTTATGAGACTGTAGAGGCTCTGTACAGTACAGCTACGTCAAATCGAGAAATGGTATGTTCGGAAGGGTACGGACTAACGTCTAACTCGTACTTCGGAGCGGTTGCGTCAGATTACGTTCTTGAAGTAGGGTCTTCTACGCTGATAAGTTCAGGTAGCACCATGGTTATACAGGTGGGAGGACGCACATTAAACATATCATCAGCTGGATTCGTATTTAGTTAAGACATGAACAGACCAAAAGGATTTCTTACCATCACAGGAGGCCACCGAGAGGACGGCAAGTTTGTCCGAACACAGGACGCTATCGACCAAGGCCTTCTTGCTCGCCCAACCTTGAACACTCCGAAAGGGTGGGGCATTGAAAAGCACGAGCTTCCGATCGGAGAGAACCTATTCGTAGATCAGGGGCGGCAGCTTCTGGCGTACGCGTTTGGGTTTGCTGAGCCTATCAGCAACCATGTCTGCTCCCGATTCGGGGTGGGTACAGGTACTTCACCTGCCAAGGTGACTGACGTAGCTCTCCAAAACCCCATCAAGCTCTCAAACAGCCTGTTCACGAAGGAAATACAAGGGGTAAGCTTTCCTGCGCCGTTTATCGCTCTCGTAGAGTTCTCACTGGGCGTAGCGGACGCAAACGGCTACCTCATAACCGAGCTGGGCTTGTTTTCAGGTGATGACACGCTGCTTTCTCGAAAGACGACTGTGGGCATTAACAAGTCAAGCGAGTTTGCCCCCGTGCTGAGTTGGAGAATACGATTTTAGGCTCGGCGTTTTTCGTCCGTGGATTGTAGTTAAGGCATGAACATCCATGTTTCCGATTCACAAGAAGTAGCCGAGACAGAACACACTCTGTTTGAAGTCCTTCGCTCAGGACCTACAGACATGATGGTGATATTGAAAAATGTCGGCATCAACACGGTGAACTACCGTTTCCAAGAACATAACGGCACTAAATGGGTCGATATGGGTCTTCTCGGCACCGACTTCTACAACACTATCATGTCGCGTCAAGTTCGTACCTTGAAGGTGAACTCGCAGTACCCTCAAGTACGCCTCGTCGGCAACGCCTCAGGCGGTGCTATTCTTGAGTTCTCTGTGACTCGCGATTACGATAGACAGTCGGGAGGTCCTATACCTATCCTTTCACTGTAATGAAGGCGGCAATCGTAGAGGACAACGTATTCTCCGCTAAACTCGTAAGAAAGTACCTTGAGAGCGGAGGAAAAGAGTGCGATCACTTCTCCACGGGTGAGGAGTTTTTATTCGCGTACGACATTAATGGAGAGCAATACGACGTGATCATCTGCGATTTAACGCTTGGAGGTCAGCTCAGCGGGGCAGACGTGCTTGAAGCCGTGATAAAACGCGAAACAGAGGCCAGCCTTATACTGCTTACGTCCGCGTACTTATCTAACGAAATTCAAGAGTTCTGCAAGAGATGTCCTGTCAAGTTCATTAACAAGCCTATAACAAAAAACGAACTTCAAAGCGTAAGTAAATGACTGACGAACACTACTTAAGGCGTACTGAGAGACTTGAAGACCAAGCTTTACAGCAACAGAATATCAACGGACAGCAAGCCGCTGTTCTTGACGAGCTGCGTGGCTACGTACTTGACGTTAAAGATCGCCTCGAAGACGCGTGGTCAACCCTTCAAGAGGTTGAAAAACAAACCACCAGAACGAACGGAAGGGTTACGGCGGTCGAGGCTCAAGACAAGGTTCAAGACGAAGAACTCGAAGAAATTAGGACTTCTATAGCAGAAGGCTTCACTGACTTGAACAATGACCTGTCCGACAAGTTTACCAGAATCCTGAGTGCTACATCAAGCATAGCAGACGACACCGCTGACTTGAAGAACCGAGTGTGTCAGCTTGAAAGCACAAGCGATAAGACGCGGAAAGTGGTCGATTGGGTTGTTCGCTGGAGGTACACTTTGATTGGCGGCGTTTCCGTGGTGAGTGCGCTCATATACGCACTAGACAAAGGGTGGATCTCTATAGCCTTCTAAAGGTCGTACATATCGTCCGGATCGAGACCGTTCAGATTGCAGTAGATTGCTAGGTAGTCTCTGTGCAAGGCATCATACCCTAGGTCTAACACCAGTGATGAGTCAGCGAGGTGCAGGGGGTTAGGGTCTACGATACCTGGTACGTCAGAGTCTAACAGAGTCTGATCCAACGACTCCCAGAAAGGGTCTTCCTTTCCCTTCCCTAAAACCGACGCTATCGCTTCGGCTGCTTCTTCGAGGTTCATGTCAGGAGTGACTGCGTCCTTGTACAGCTTTGCAAAGCCGACCGCGCCTACCCGAGGTACGCCTTTAATGTTGTCAGACTTGTCTCCTATGCACGCAAGAGCTAAGGCAACGTGAATAGGTCGGTGGACTTTCCACTCCTCACACACGGTCTTCACGTTTACGGTGCGTTTCTTGTTTATAGAGTAGTACCTCACGTTCTCGCTAACAGCCTGCAGCAAGTCCTTGTCCCCTGAGGCTATGTAAACGACGTTTCCTGCGCTCTCTGAGCGGTAAGCGGCTGTGATAACGCCGTCATCACCCTCAGTACCTTCTGCAACGCAGTGAGCAGCCCCTAGGAACTGCTCAGAGACGTCCTTGAATATCTCCATCTGCTTGTGGTAACCCTCAGGCTTGTCTTTACGAACTTTCTCGTTCTTTCGTTCGCCATCCCAACAGAATAGAAGGCGGTCTGGGGTGGTCGGTAGGCGACCTGACATAGGGTTCAGCAGACTAAGGACTATCTTCATAGCCATAACGACGCCTTCCACGTGCTCGCCGTCACTGTTTTCGTACACCTCACGTTGATTGTAAGCGGCGTAAAACCCTTTAGCATACACGCTGTTTGCGTCCACTATAAGATCTACGGTCCGCCCTTCTGAGCTTCTTCGTTGTGCCATTTTATGAATAGGTTAAGAACCCAATCAGGAAGCTGAGTGAGGTCTACTGTGAAACCTACGCCTTGTTTTGCAAAGTCGTAGATCGTACGCCACCGACTATCTATCGTCTGCAGCGTCGTCCGAACGAAAAAAGTCTCGGTCCAATCTAAGGCTGTAGGTGAACGTTTTCTTGGTTGAGGGACACTCAATTTCCAGCTTCTGGCTCAAGTGAGGCGTGTGCAACTCTTGCTGCTCTTCCAAGAAGTCCTGGTCTTTAGGCTCAAGTGCGTAGTACCACTCAGCGTACTCGTTCAGAGTTTCAGCCTGCGTGTCGTTGATTGTCACAACGCCTGATACGATGCGGGCAGCACGCTCAGTAATGGACTTGTCTCGCTTGTGGAGATTGAGTTCATCGCGCACGAGCAGAGGTCGGATGGCTACGACGTCCTTGCACACGGGAAGTTCGATGACATCGTACCCCTTGTACCCTTGGGTCTTCTCACCCACCTTCTCCAGCATATCGGGAATGACGACCTCCTCTGTCCAGTGGTGTGACTTATTGAAGGGGGACGTAAGGTGCAGCGTGAGCCTGTTTGCCTTCGGTATTGAGCGTGACACCATCAGCACGGTGTTCACGTCGCCGACAACAAAGTCCTCAATAGGACACCCGTTCAAGTTGCAGACGTACGGCAGAATGTCGAACATGACGCGGTGTTCGTTTTCTTCCACGGAGACGAGTTCCATCAGTTTGTCGTCCACGAAGTTATCCCACGGGTAAACTGTGATTTCCCCTTTGGGGAAAGACTTAGGAGCTGTGTACCCGTGGGATAGCAGCGGCATGGTAACCTTCAAGCGTTCGCGTGAAGGAGTGAGGTCTTTCAGATTTGTTTTAATCGGCATGATGTACCTTTGTTGGTTGTTTCTAAAGTGTAGAACAGAAAACCCGACGACTATTGTCATCGGGTCTCTGAGAAGAAGAGAAGCAGGTTAAACCTAGCGGGAAACCAGACCTTCGTTGCCAACGACGCTCTCGTTCGATGGTACCTTGAGGTCGGACGGGTGGATCGGATAGTAGCGGTCAATGGATATGGTCATCTCGTAGTACACGAGCTGGTTGCCTTGCTCCATGTCCGCGTCTGTCGGCTTGAGCCCTGTAAGAAGCACCCCTTCAAGGACGTACGTCGCACCAGGTTGCATAACGTCAGCTGGCTGCGCGTCATTGATGCGGTTTACTTCGTTGGTCAGCAGCTTTTGGTTCGGCACGAGCCAGTAGAAGTACCCGAAAGTCTTGATGGACGACGTAAGGGACACCCCGCCTGAGCCTGGGTGGGCAATCTGCCAGTGCCAACGCTCAAGCGCCTCAGCCGTAGATTGCGTAAAGCCGTAGCGGGCAGTGATGGTGATTGGATCCTGCGGCGTGTCTCCGCCGAGCTGGTAGTTGACCTGCTGGAGGTACTTCACAGGGATGGTTTCACGGGTACGGTTAGGGAACGGAAACTTCGTGATAGCGAACTGTACTTGTTGCTCCCACGCGGCTACACCGTTACCTCCTGCACCTGGCAGATTGATGCTGACTTTGAAAAGGTCAGAACGTTGTTGTTCAAGGTTCGATCCCGCCGAACCCCATACGTTTTTATACTTGATAGGCATAATAGACTCCTTCTTCGGTTAAGATGCTTGGTTGAGGACAGCACCAGACTCGCGAACGGTAGCGTTCACAAGGATGCGCTCAGCGGCGTCTGTCGGTATGATAGACAGGTCCACGACAACCTCACGGCGGTTACGTGTGTCCGCGTTGTTGTTGGTAGAGTCGATTGTCAGATCATAGCCTTCAATGCCGCGCTCGTTGCGGATACCCTCCAAGAAGCCGCTGTAGGCTTCCTTGACTTGGTCAAGGAGGGTGTTGTCATTTGGCTCGAAGACGAACTGACGTCCGATGATGCTCAGGCCGTTCACGACGTAGTTCACGAGGATAACGTTGTGGAGGGCGGTGAGCTTGGATTCTGCGCGTTGCAGGGTACGTTCACCGTAAACTTGGATACGACCACGGTACAGGAGGATCGGGTTGATCGAGTTGCCGTTACCATAGGCAGCGTCTAGGTTTTCATCCTGTACGCGGTCGAACTCGACCGCTGTGGCTTCTGGAAGCTGACCACGAGCGTCACCCGCCGCAGCGAACCACGGCTTTGCGTTCTGGAAGGTGTAGGCGAGGGCGCGGAGCGCTCCGAGCGAAGGAGGCGTCCAAACTGACTGACCAGTAAAGGCGTCCGCCATGCGGAACCAGTTCCAGTAAAGCGCGACGTACGGGTTGTCGATACGTCCGTTTCCTGAGTAGAGACCGTCTCCGTTATGCCAGTCAACCGCTTCGCGCAGGTTGAGACCTCGGGGAACGTCCAGCACGGCGACTGCGTTGACTTTTCGGGCGATGCGAGCCATCTCCTGTGCCATGTAGATGTCAGAGCGACCGGGAGCGGCGATTACGTTCACTTGTACGGCGTTCTTGTCCTCAAACACCTTGACGCCTGTAAGCTGGTCAGTGTTAGGGTTAAGCGATCCGATGAAGTCTTGGATAGTCGCTGCCTCACCGTTGAACCCTTTCGAGAACTTCGCGTCGTTGAGGTTGTTTGGACCAGAGTTCCAGCCTGCGAGCGTGTTAGCAGGTGCCTCGTCGCGAAGAACCATGACGTCGTCAATGAGAGTGCTGTTACCGTTCACACGCGTAGTCACGTAGTTGGGATCGGTCGAGTCATCGAACACGACATTGTCGAGCGTTTCTTGTAGTGAGCCGTCAAGATAGACGAGAATACGCTTGGTGTTGGCTGACGAGCCAGGGGCGATACGGACGTTCAGACCTTTGCTGCTGGCTGACACGCGTACAACGTCGTCGACGCTGACTGAATTAGCCCACGTGCCAGGGGAATTAGCGAGTATCTGCATACAGCGGCGACGCGAGTACACGCCTGACAGTACTTCTACCTTGTAGATTTGACCTGCGGTGTAGCTGTCCTGCAGAGGCAGAGGTTGGTAGCCTGATTCTGCGTCGGTCGATGTCTCAAAGTAGATTTGACCAGGAGTCCCTGCAGATGCGGGAACGAGAGTACGGACTTTGACCTCCTGCGTGTCGTGGCGACCACTTTGTGTGATCTTGATGAGACTCCCGATAGGGAGGATGTTGGCGAAATCTGTATAGGACGTAGGTGCGTTGACCACTGTGCAGGCGTACCCGTTACGGTCACCTACGATTTGAAGAGGTACGCTTGGGCTGGCTTCGACGGGATCGTCCTCGTACTCGTAGCAGTCAAGAAACGTCTCAGCTTCATTGGCGGCGTTGCGGACGGGGCAGGTGTCGACTTTGGCGCTTGTGTAGTCATCTTCAAGCGTCTGAGCTTCTTCCCCTGAGGACACGAGGGTCACTTCGTTGGTATTGAGGTCAATACTTTCGACGCGAGCGTTTACGGTAGAAGCCTTTCCAGCCTCTACGATGCGAACGTAGTCGTTTTCCGCGAGCAGGTTTGCGTTCTGGGTGCGTATGACGCTCGCACCTTCTGCACCTGAAGCTCCACCTGGAACGGCTTCGGTGTACCTGCGACCTACGCGGACGCAGATCAGACCATCGCTGAACTGCGAGATAAGGGCGGCGGCTTGAGCCATGTATGAAGTGTGGTCATCGAGCGTAGATGGCGTCGGCGCGAAAGGTGGCGTATTGCTGAGCGGTGACACTGAAACGGGGCCGCCAAGTTGACGCGCGTAATCCTTAAAGGAGCGCGTTGGTATCGCTACGTCGAAGTTTCCGCGCTCGGCGATACCAACGATACCACAGCGGAAGCGGCTTTGTATTTCAGGGATAAATGAGTCGTCAGTGACGTTCACATATACTCCAGGGAATTGGCGTGTGATGGACATGGCTCTTGGTCTTGTTAAGTTTTAGGTAAGTCGTCTGCTGCATTAAATACTTGGTTTGCATCAAACTCTCTTAAATCTTCTTCTTCGATTATTTTTCGCGGGTCATCCAGCTTACCCAAGTCTTCTGGAGGCAGTGCGCTAGTACCTGTCGTGATTTTCCAAAGCGCAGGGTGTACCTCTACGTCAGGATCCGTCGAGTACCCTTCTAATACCACTGTGAAAGCTGTCCTGAACGTCATCTGGTCACCTTCAGGGCTCCATTCAGTCGGCGTGTCTATGCTGCCTTCGAGGTACAGCCTTAGGCTTCTACTCTCTACGCCCGAAAAGGTAGGGTCAAACACAGGTATCCACGTTTGCATTGTACCTGCAGCGTATGACAGCGCACGCATTACGGAGTTAACAAACCACGCCTGAGTCTCTGGATAGTTGCAGTAGTGGTTTATTTCGTACTTGTAATCCCATCCCGTAGGCATGCGTACTTTTGCGGTGGCTGAAAGGTCATCTCGTGTAAGCGTCCCAGAACCTTCCAATGCGGGGCTGTCCGAGGCTATGCTCGGGTAATACGCTTTTCTCCACGAGTGGATACCCCAGCTTGCCGATATGCGAGGCACCCACCCTCTACGCGTTACGGATATAATAGGATACCGTATGTTGGCGGGGTAAGGCTCGTAAAGGGGCGTCCCGTTTTCGTCTTTCAAGTCAAGCAGGTACTTGTACGGGTTGTTGTCCAGTTTCCACTGGTTACTAATCTCCGAGTACGCGTCGACAGGGGACGCAAAAACAACGGGTATAGGGTAGCCCTCAGCAAGGATGAAAGAACGATGAAGCCAGCGCTGGATAGCGAGCTCATGTATCCGCATCCCCGTGATACTCGTGTCTATACCATGTTTCTGCGTCCTAGGAAGCAGCCTGCGGCTTAACAGCAGGTCAGGGGATGACGTCTTCTCAGGCATACTTTAGCTGAGAGGCACCAGTAAGCTTACGGACAGCGTGTACTTTGCACCGTTCTCAAGTGTGACTTCTGCGTAGCCATTATTGAGCATGTTGGTAACTTTTCCTTGCTGACCATCTGCGGGGTGCGCCTCGGCAGGACCTTCGATAACGGCAACCTTCTGACCACGACTGACGGGAGTGCCCTCAAGGAGCTTGTTAGCCGCAGTTACAACGCTGCCGTGGTTCTTCAGGTTTACGCTTTCAACGACGTCTTGTATTGTGGTTTTCTTTTTCACAGCTTAACTACTACGTGCAGTAATCAAAATAGAGTCCAAGTCTTCTAAAGGCGCAAACCACATAGAACCCCTTTTAAGCAGGACATACGCGTTGTACCCTGTACCCGTTACCTCCACACTAAACGATCCGTCTTTGAGCGTCACAGCAGTACCTCGGAGCATCGCTTGAAGGTCAGGCAGGAACACCTCCCACCTTCTCTGCGTTTGTATGTCCTCGAAACTCGCCGACTTCTCTATATGGGATCTTATGAGACCTACGGCAACATCTCTCTGCCTTTCGTTTAAGGTGAAAGTGCGCGTGAGGGCGTCTTCAACGAAACTTTGATAGAGGCTATCCATTGTTAGGGCGGCGTGCCTCAGGTACAGGCTCTAACTTAGGTTCTGGCAGTCGCTCAGAGAACTCGGCAGGTACCCCTTGACTCTGGTCACCGATAGGTCGCGCATCTCCTTCTGGTGCGACGATGCACTCTATACCTATACCAAGCCATACTCCAGTCTGGTGCCAGTAAGCTTCTGGCGGAGGTACTGCGTCAATTATCTTCATACGGTATCCCTGCCAGTACACCATATCTCCGCGCGTCGGGAAGTAATCTATATCTCTGAGGTAAAGGTTAGACATCAGGAACGTGTCGCGGCGGGTAGGCGTCATCCCTAAAGGCGTCATCTGCCACCGAGGTTTCTCCTGCTTCCAGGTAACAGGTATGTCCATGGGAGACCTGCTCGTGAACTGTTGCTTGCCCTTCTTGGTGACGGGACTGTGCCACAGAGGATCAATACTTGCCTGTGACCTGTCCACCTCGAAGAATCTAGGCGTAGGGTTGGGGCTGTGCTTAACGACGTACTCTCGGTATATCGTAAGCGCAGTTTGGACGTCCTCGCGCTTGAAGATTTCAGGGTCGTAAAGAAAGTCTTTTCGTTCGTGATAGTTCATACGCTTCGTGCAGTTTCTGTTAGTGACTCTGTCCCTTCAGGCAGCCTTGAAAGGAGGTTATATCCTGCTTTAGTTAAGTCTGCGTAAGCAGCCCCGTCATCGCTGATTTCGGCATGGCCTCGGCTCAGACCGAGAAACGACGTCAAAGAGCCGTCCTCGTAGCTTACGCGCAGAAAGTTTACAAGGTACAGACCGTTAGAGGGACCGTCAGAGGCGAAATAAACGTAGTCACCGAGCTTAGGCTGTATGTTGTTCACGATCCTTATGGCGAGGTCAAACGTGAACCTAGCGGAATCAGCGTACACGTGTTGAGCGATCGCTTGCGCCTCTTTCTCCCCGTTTACACCGATATGGTAGGGCTTAGGCGTTTTTCCTTCGCCTTGTAAGCGTTCAGGCGTGTATTCGCCTAGGCGCACAGCATTATCCCTGTACTCTGACGCAGACGGAAAAGTAGGGGGGTTGTAGGGATCGCATACCGACAGAGAGTATCCGTTACCTCCCGCGTTGTAAGCCCTAGGGTACTTGTACTCTTGTACTATAGTATTGTGCGTGGGACTCCCGCCTTTGGTTTTTGCGGAGTAAGGTATTACCCACAAGTTAGAAAGGTACTGACCCTGCGCAGACGTGTATGAAGGCGTGCAGAAGAAAAAGTTATCTTGCTTAGCGTATAAGACATACCCGCCTATTCCGTCTTTGTTCATAGACCTTGGCATCATCCGTTTAAGGAGAAAGTCTAGGTCACTTTGACCTGACTGGAGCCACTCGCCACTGACCGACGATTCCTCTATAAAAGAGCGCTTTTCCATGCCGTAATACTTAGCGATTTCTCCCGCAATGGAGCTAGTCGATCCACTTCTGCTTATTAAACGGTTCGCCCCTTGCCACAACGTGAGGAAGTCATTAGTGAACACCGTAAGTTCCACGACTTCGTTCTTTCTAGGCGGGTGCAACTTATACCCTGTTATGTAGTGTTCCTCCCATTCCCACCAGTACATGAACCCATCAAAGTCTTCGACTCCGATCCTAAAGTACACAGGAACAGTGCTGACAGCTAGAGGTATTATGACATCGTCGGCTACGCGCACGTCTTTAGTGCGGAGCATGAATGAGGTTGTTTTAGGCGCGTTGAACGCACAATCTACCGCGCCTAGCGAGACCGTAACGTCTCTGCCTTTCCCGACTATCGTAGCCGAGGGGTCACTCGGGTTAGTGCTTAACTCAATAAAGCCTACACCTACGAGGTCTACTAACTCTGAAGCTGCTTCTTTGTCGGGCATAGCTTAACTACTACGCCTTCGTGCCGTCAGTGTATTCTCCTACGTCAGTGTTCTTGAACTCGTCCTTCTTGCCTGGGTTCGTGATTTGAGCGTTCACCTTTTGAAACTGTGACGGTTGCTTTTTCAAAGCATTCATTCCACTGCGTCTGGCGTAGGCTTTCGCGTCCTTGCTCAGAGGTATGGAGTGGGAGGGCGTTTTTGGGCTGGTCAAGTCATCGCGAGGTGCTTCAAGAAGCCTGTCAGCGGATTGAGACAGGGATTCAGATGCGGTATTCAGCTTTTCGGATTTAACACGTGCTATCTCTTCGTCCGTCATCAGGTGCTCCAGTGCGAGATGAATCCAACGAGACGGCGGCGGTACTCAGCTAAAGCATCGTCAATGTCTGTGAAAAGTGAGGACTCAGGTACGCCTTCAAGATGCCCGACGCGCTCACCGTCGAGGTTGTACAAGCCGATGGTGTATTGGAGAGTTTTGAGCACGTTCTTACCTCCGTTGCTGTAATGTACGGGATCAGGGCTTGAGCCTGGGTCACCTGGTCGGTGAGGGTCAGTTGCTGAGCCGCTGTCCTCGATGACAGGGTAAGTCTGAGCGTGTCCAGTGAATAACTCTATGACGCCGTAAACGATACGATCACTCCCGTGAACGTACCACACAGCCGTGCCTGCCTCATACTGGTAATCTAACTGGCTCATACGCTTCCCTTTCTGTTTCTGTCTTTTTTCTCGCCAAGCGTGCGTATAGCTTTGTGGCGATTGTCCTTCGGGTTGTCGTACCAATCAGGTGCTTTACTCGCCATCTTCCTGCGCTTCTCTTTGTCGCGTTCGGCAGCTTCCCGCTTGTGTCTGTCGTAAGCAGTCTCTTTGTCAACTTCAGGTAGAAGTTTGTCCGCAGCTTCCTTTACGGAGTTTCCAGGTTCGAGGTCGCCGTCTCCCATGACGTCTCCCATGACGTCTCCTAAGATGGCTTTAACTTCGGCAGCGTCCTTCGCAGGGACACCGAAGTTAAGCCAGTCGCTTAGCCTGTTTCGGTGTACCCCAAGCTTGGCGGACAGTTCGCTGAGAGACATTGTGTCTGCGGCATCCAACAGCTCCCGGTGCAAAGGCTCCACAGGCTCATGGTCTGCTCGATCCTTGTCTATCTTACGCTGCCTGTCTTTTAGAGCGTTTCTAAGGTGCTTTGGAAGGTACTTGTTCTCGGACATGGCTTATTGCGATGAAGTGCTTAAAGAGTCGCGCCAAAAGGATCTGCGGACGTAAAAAGTTTTGAACAGAGACCCTAAGACGTTTTGGATGAGCTTAAAGATTATCTTCTCGTTGTCCCGTCCTTTAAGTTCCTGCCTCACGAGCTGCTTTACACGGTCTTCGTCAGACTGCGTGAGCTTCTCCTGCACAGATTCTACGCCGCAGTCTTCAACCAGACTCTCAGCGTTCACGTAAGCTTCAACCTGTGATCGAATGTGTTCGATTAAGATGTCGTCAGGTATGCAAAGCTTCGTGCCGTCCCTGTAGGTCAGCGTCATTTGTTGACGTCACTCCAACTGCTCAGGTTTGTCGGTTGCCATAGTCGTAACGGATAGAACGGGTCTGGTCCGTACCCTTTAATCTGGAAACCGAGCTCGTTCCAGCGAAGTCTTGAGGTCAGCTGCATGCGTACCTCGCCTTCACCGCTGGTGGTGCGGAACTCGACGAACTCCTTGTTGGGGTAGACCGTCTGCGAGACTTGTCCGCCTGCCTTGACTGCCATCGCGGTACCAAGGTCTGACCGCCCTGACGAAGGGTTGTCGCTGTCTGCTTCGACGAGCTTGCCCGTGATGTCCGTGTCACCTGTGTTAATGAGAGTAACCAGCGTAGCACGCACTTGTGAGCCTGAGTCTTTGATCAGGTTCTGAGCGCGTAGGCGGGCAGTCGCGTTACGCGTTCCGTAGACTGTGTCTGCGATAGCGGGGCAGCGCACCTCGGTTACGCGAGTGAGCGGCTGCGGGTATCCGTCTTCTTGCTGGCGTCCCATGTCAGGTTACTTTTCAGGGTTGAAGTCTTCGCCGTCACCTTCGTCAGCGATGCCCTCAAGGTCACCCTCGATGTTGTCTTCGAGGTCTTCGAGGTCATCTTCGACGTCTTCTATCTCCTCGCCTTCGCCTTTTTCAACTTGGACGAGTTCTTGGAGCTGGTTAAGGATCTGCGTGAGAATGTCGATAGCTTTCTCGCCTTGACCTTCTACTTCGCCTTCCTCCGAAGGTGCAGCAGGGGCGTCGGGCAGCTCGTCAACAAGTTCTTCGTTCTCGCGGAGACTGCGTATTGTTTTTATGGATTGCTTGATGCTCATGGCTGTTTTGGTTCCTGTTATACATACTCTCCGAGATTGGAGAGTTTCTTCGGTGGAGTCAGTCCCTCTACGGAACGGACGTGAAAAGCGGTTTGTCCAGTTACGTACTGAGCTTCCTATAGTCTCAGCTCCGCGCCTTGCCGCGTTCAGTACTTGATTTAAGAAGCCTGTAGGACGGGCATCCTCGGGGTCTTCGGGGACGTCAGGCGCAGTAACGACCTCTGATCCAAGATCGTCTGGGTCGTCTAAGGTAGGAGGATCGGGTACTTCTATGTCGTCTGGTCTGGCTGGAATGTGTACCTCTCCGTCTGGTCTTGGTACATCACCTACAGCGTACCTAGTTGCACGTTTAGAGTACGCCTGCTCACGTTCTTTTGCACGCTGAAGTTCAGAATCCAAATCAGTCCACCGCTTATCTGCGTACTTCACAATCCTGCGCATTACAGGCGAATCGTCTGCCCCAGACCCTCCAAACGTGGTCGTAGTCCCGTAGACGTAATCAGACAGATGCAACAGGTGCTTGCAGAGACCAGGTGTCCCTGTTGGGTTGGTTTTTCGAGGTGCGCGGTTAAGGCACAGATTAAGGCTGCCTGGACCGACCGCGCTAGACCCTCGTTGCTTGTTTGCCCATGCCCATCGGTACCTGTAGTCAGGGCAAGTACAGTCTACGAAGCAGTCTAAGTTCTCCATGGGGCGGTAGTCGTCTGGAGAAATCATTCCGCGTGGCTTGAAGAAGCGGATATACCCTTTGTGGCGCAGACCTGTAGTGCTCGGGAAGGACTTAAAGTTGAAGTAATACGTCTCAGTGTCTTCGCCTGCGCTCATCTGAAGCGACGGTCCGCGTACGGTCTCTGCCCTAACCTTGCGCTTAGGTTCGGAGATGTCGTACAGCTGGGAGAACGTGAGCTTCTCTAGTAGCGGATGAATCTCACCATGCTGGTAAGCTTCGTACACCGACATATCCTCGAACATGTGCCTGCATATTGCCAGCTCATTTTCATCGACCCCGTACACGTCCTCTAAATTCTCGTTTAACCCAGGGTGTACCTCTTCAACGTCAACAAGCTCCGCTGCTTTCACAGAAAACTCGCCGTCAAAGTCAGGTTTCTTGTTAAAGTCATCGTCACCGAACTCGTAGGTCAGAAGGAACTGGCGTACACCTTCGTCGTTGTCGATGTAATCAAACAGGTCGCGCCTAGCCCCGAGTCTAAGCCCTTCGGGGTAGCTTCTTCTTCCTTTTTTCAGGGATACTTCGCGCGACCAGTCGGCAAGGCTGTACACCTTGTTCCCTAGGCCAACTACTAGACGGTATCCTCTTTTAGGCTTTTCCATGTTCTAACTATCAATGTTACGCATACAATCCATCACACTAAGAAACTGGGCTACGGTACGGGAAGACACTATCACGTTCCCTGAGTACGGTTTAATACTGGTAAACGGTCAAAACTTGACGGGACACGGTAAGCTAAAGTCAGTAGGCTCAGGCAAGACAGCTCTCGGGGAAGCCCTTAGCCGTGCGCTTTTAGGAGTCCCAGGCAGGTACGCTAAGATAGGTCACTACAGCTACAAGGATGAAGGCAACACTTACGTAGCTGTAAATGCTACACTTAACGGGAGCAAGCTTCTCGTAGAAAACGGGTACAAGTGTGCCGAAGTAGGATCAACAGGGGAAGGTCTTCGGTACACGATAGGCGACAATGCACCGATTGAGCGAAACCGCACTACTGTTACGCGGGAAGATTTGTCGAACGCCATCGGACTGCCTCCCAAGCTGGCAGAGTGGACTGTGTACGTCGACGGAGACTCTTTGAAGTTCAACAGACTCTCACAAGCTGACACTGTCCACATTGTAATGTCCGCACTGAACCAGCCTTCGTGGGACGTTCTCCACGGCAAGGTCAAAAAAGCGAGTTCAGCGTTCAAGAGCGACCTCATAAGCGAGCAGCGTGCGCAGGAAGAAGCCCGCAGCAACGTTGAGGAGGCTAAAGAAGCCCTTGAGGAAGCCAAGGAGGATCTGAAAGAGGCGGAAGAGTCTTACGCAGACGAACTCAAGAAAAGGAAACCCGAGATTAAAAAAGCAGAAGGTGACATTGCCGCGCTTGCGGAGTCTGTGAAGGGTTTCCGTGAGGACATGAAGCGTATTAAGAAAAGCATCGCTGACGCAGAGGTTAAGGTAGCCGAGAAGCACGAGGCTTTACGCAAAGAGCTTCTCGAAGTCAAATCAAAGGCGAAGCAGGCTCGCCACGACCGCGATAAGTGGGTCAGTGTCCGAGCAGACAGGAAAGCTGACCTGTCTGCGTCAAAAAAAGCTTTGAAAGACGCCAGCGGCGAACCTGACGTATGCCCTACATGCGGAAAGGACTGGGACAAGAAGCACAGCGAAGACGAGATCAAACGCCTCAAGGCTGCCAAGAAAAAGGCTGAGGAATCGTGGAATGAGGCTGAGGATGCGTGTCTTGCTTGGGACTCCACTTTAGACGAACTCGATGACAAAATGGACGGTGTCGAGGCTAAGCTGGAGGACAACGGATCAAACGAAGTGCGAAAGTTGAGCTTGAAGTACGAGAGCGCGGAAACATCAGCTACGCGCAGTGAAAACGAGATAACGGCACTTGAGACCAAAATCAAGAGCCTGTCGGAAGAGGTCACTGACGCCGAAGTCGTGCAAGCTAAGGTCATCGTAAAAGAGCGAAGAAAAGCACTCAGAAGCTGCGAAGACCGCCTTAAAAAAGCAGCCGAGATGCTTGCTGAAGCCGAGCAGGTTTCGCTCATAGGCGATTACTGGTCAAAGGCTTTTAGCCCTGCTGGCATACCTAACATGATCCTTCGTGATGCCGTCCGCCCTATGACCGCCATATCGACGCGCATATCCGAGAGATTGACAGGCGGCACTCTAGCGATCAACTATTCTACGAGCAAGGAACTCAAGAGCGGGGAGAGTCGCGCAGAACTTATCGTGGACGCGCGTAACCGATACGGAAGCGTGCGCGTAGAGGGGAACTCGAAGGGCGAGTCAGGTCTTACAAACCTGATCGTGTCCGAGACGTTAGCTGAACTTGGCAATGTACCTTCTAAAGTCGGATACCGATGGTACGACGAGGTCATCAACTCTCAAGATGGCGTAGTCCGACACAATATACTGACGTACTTGAAAGAGGTCGCACACAAAAGACGCATACTCATCTTCTTAGTTGACCACCACGAAGAGACTGAGAAGTACGCTGACTACGTTCTTACGGCAACAAAAGAGACAAAAGGGACTACGTTTAAGTGGTCTTAACCTCCGTTCTGCGTAGCCTGCCTAGCCCGCTCACCTCTAATCTGGCTGGATTGGTCTGAGTAAGTGTACAGAATTTTTCCGTTTTCGTCCTTCACGGCCACCCTTCGGTCTTTTACCGTGCGTATAGACACGGCACCACCCCCAGTTGATACGTCTATAGTGTCGTAGAAGTGGTCATGTACGTATTCACCGAACGTCTGGTTAAACACACCTATGCGCTCATCGTAGTAAGCACTGTCGTCATCAACTGAAAACTTGTTCCGATAACCAGGGGCGTGTACGAAGGTAAAGCTCGCCTCCAAGGCGGTAGGTAAGTTCTGCCCCGGCTTTCTACCTCTAAGCTCCTCGGACGTTGCGTAGTCTCTGCCAGCATCTTTTGGTTTTTCGTTAAGCCACGGACCCTTAAACTTGACAGATACGCGCTTCAAGTACCCGATGCAATGTACGCCTCTCTGACCCGAAACCATCAACCTCATAACGCAGACAGGCGGCCACGTCGGAACATTACCTTCCGCGCCTATACTTTTGCTAATTCTACTGCTAGTTTCTAATCGGTTTCGATTAGACTGAGCAACCGTGACATTGTCGTCAGGGGAGCTTTTATCTTTAGACTCCACGCTCTGACCTGCTTCGTCGACTGCTTCGTCGACTGCTTCGTCAGGGTCGGCCTCACCATCTTCGTCCTTCTTCTTCTCGTCCTGAGCCGTAGGTACACTGGTATCCTTCGCTTCCCCTCCTCTTGACAAGGGAAGGGCGAGTGAGTGGAGTTTCGAGGCAATTTCTACCAGTCCGTGCGGTCCGTTGCAGTAATCGTAGTCGTACGCGTGAAGCACGAACGATATAGGGATCTCTAAGGGCTGTGTACCCCTGTAGATGTGTATTCCATCAGGGTACAGTTGGTTAACCACGACGTCGAAGCTGTTTTCTCTTGTAAAGTCTATCTCGTCAGGGAGGGCTGGAAAAGCGATGAAGGGAGAGCCCCAAGCGTCACTTGCACTGTCTAGGGCGTACAGGTAGCCACTCATCGTAGCTCCGTACCTGTCGAATGCGTCTCTTTCGTCTGTGTGTCTCATATAACGGGGGTGGGCTTTGTGACTGTTTGCCACTGGTTTAAGCCTTCGTTGAAGTTTCGGATGTCTTCACGTTGCTTTTCTATTTTTATTTTACTCTCCTCTAGCGCCTTCTTTTTAGCCTCAGTAAGGTCTATCGTCTCGCTCACATGTCGGATACCTTGTATCATATCCGCCTGCTGCTTGCGCTGAATCATTAAAGCTTCCTCTTCTATCGAAAGGAGACCTCTTTGGAGGCGTAGCGTTTCGTTTGCGTTTTGGCGCATAATACGCGCTTCTGACCACTCTAAGGCTGCCTGGTAGCGATCCTTTACCTGGCTTTGCGTCAGAGAGGTCTGGATAACAGGGCGACCTTCTTCGTCCACGATCATCGCCCCATCTTTGAACTTAACACCAACCTTTTTAAGGAAGTCTGCCGTCGCCAGCCTGCCAGCACCAGTCATACGGCGGTTCTCGCTTATGCCCATTATAGCAGACACCATTGCTTGCTGAGAACCGGTGTCTAGTTTCTTATCCTCATAACCCTTGATGAAGTCTGGGTTTTTCTTTATGTAATCAGCCGCTACAAGGCGGAAATCAGCGCCTTCGCCTTCCCACCCTTCTTCAGTCAGGAGGCGACTCATAGCAACGCCCTGAAGCTCCTTGAACTGCGCCATTATTTCGTCAGTACCGTAATCAGCCTGTCGTCGAAGGCCAAGCAGCCTGCTATACCTCTCGTCCGTATCGCTCGTGCCGAGCCTCAGCTTGCTTGCACGAACAGACATCGCAGTGAGTTCCTCTAGCTCGCTATTAGATACAGTAGCAGGTGCTTCTTGGATAGCTGCCTTGACGGCGGCAAGTTCTTGTCCCCTTCTTTCGACGGCACGCTCTTTTTTGTATTCGTCAAGGTCACGCGTAACAACGGCGCGGTACATCTCTGTAGCACTCTGCCCAAACCCTTTTATAGGGTGAAACCCTTCAGTGTACCCCCTCTCACCTGGGGCGAGCTGGGCGCCCGTTTGAACGTCTAAAGCCTTGTTTTTGATTGCTCGCTGGAGGGCGTCTGACTCAAAGTACCCGCTTGTTGCAAAGCTTGAGGCCTCTACCTTCTTGCCTTTGCCTGCGGTCATAAAGGTCTCTGCAAGTTTGAAAGCGGAATAGCCGTAGGCAGCGGTAGCCAGAACCGCAGGGTTCTTCAGCAACTGAAGTGCTGAACGCGCTACGAAGCGCGTTGCTGTCTTCTGTGCTGCTTTGGTGGCAGACTTGGTAGCGATCGATGTAAGCTTATCAATAGCGTATGCTCCACCTCGCTCAAGGAGGTACCCGCCTATGAGGCCTTCTAAACCTCCTCCAGCAACCAGCCCTATACCTGCTCCGAGGAAACCTTTTCCCTTCATTCCTTTGCCGAATCGGGCTAACGCCCCGCCCTTGCTTTTAGTTGCACCAGGGACGCCGAGCATACCTCCTTTCTTGCCTCCCGCTCCAAACAACCCAGAAAGAAGCCCTCCTTTGCCTCCCGCTCCGAGCAACTTAGAAAGCCCTCCAAACAACCCAGGAAGCCCAGAAAGCCCCCCAGCGAGAGTACCAAGGGCGGCGCCCAGAGCTACAATACCTCCCACCACGGAAGAGACCGAATCCACGATCTTCCGCATCGCCCCGTCTTCCTTCTGCAAGCTGTCTATAAGCCCGCCTAGAAGGTCGTTCACAGCGTTGCCTACTTTAACCAATACCTTCGCCAACGGTTCGAGACCTACAGCAAGCAGAGTTCCTACCCTATTCTTGAGTTGCTCCCATACTTTACCCAGCTGACCCATCTGTTCGTTGAACCCTTCCCTTAGCGATTTAAGCTTTGTCTCTTCCTTTATACGCTCTCTAATCGTCTTGAGTTCTTCCGACATCTGGTTGCTATACGTGGCTTTTGCAAGTATGAGTTCAGCAGGGATGTTGAACGAGCTGCTGAGCTGTTCTGCGACCGTACGCTTCAGAGATTCAGGCACAGCTCGTACACGCGAAGCAAGTGCTTCCATCCCTGACATCATACGCTCAGGACTGAACGTACTGCCCGCTCCTGTCTTGAACGTAAGCATGAACTCAGTGTTTTTGCCTGATTGGAGGTTCTGCGCAAAGTCCATTAAAGAGTTATCCTCGATCCCCACGCTACGGAAAGCCTCCTGCAGGGCTGACAGCTCTTTTACTTGGGCGTTCACGTTGCTTACATTACCCGAAAGTAAAGACGCACTCTTTGTCATGTTCGCTAAGAAGTCTGCTGACTTCTCTGCTGATACAGAGGTTGCCTGGGCTATGCCTGAGACGATGTCGCCCATGCGCTCAAAGCTCGTGCCTGCCGCGTCCGCTTGTAGAGCGAGTCTAGCCGTTGTGTTTGCCTGCACCTCGAACCCTGCCGTAAGCATGGAACTCACGTGAAGCATTTCCGTGTAAGTGTCCCTAGTCTCAAGACCTAAATCAACAAGCGCACGCTGAGCTGTAGCTGATTCTTGTATGCTGGTACCTAGCGCGAGCTGGGTGTGCATCGCTGACTCGAACATCCTGCTTCTGTTCGCAAGGTTTGTGGACGCCTGCATTGCCGCCCTATTCATGTCAAAGTAAGCCTTTACGCCCTGCTTGAGGTATTTTACGCTCTGCTTGAGGTGTTTGGAATAAGCCTTCGTTCGTACATTGCTCGCCTCCTCCTCAGTCTTCTTTTTCTTGAGCTGTTTAGTCAGCGCCGAAACTTGGCTAGTACTTCCTGACATGGACTTGTGCATAGCCTCAGTACTCTCGGCGATGGACTTGGAGTAGTCCTTGAGCGCCTGCATGGTACTTTTAAGTTCGTCTTCGATAGCCATGGTATAAATACAGTAGTTAGCGCATGGAAGTTTACATGGTACGCCACAACGGGAGGGAGTACGTAACTACAGCCTCGTCCCCCGCCAAAGCCCTCGGCTCATTAAGTTGGAAGATTGCTGCGTATCAAGCAGGATCTGGTAATCCTGCCCCTTGGAGGATCTCTAACGCAAGGCGAAACGTTAAGGGAAGAGTCGAAGTCGCACTGCCCGAACCTCCCAAGGATGACGGTGCTGAACAAATGGAGCTATTCTAGCCCAAGCTTCTCGTACTCGGCCTCAAGTACTCCCATGAGCTTCTCAGCATTGGGGTCACCCTCTTCTTGAAGAGACTCAATCCCCTTTATCGTAGAGGCAAGAAGCTCCCTGAGTTTCTCGTTTTCTTCTGTAAGCTGTTTAATCTGAGACATTTCTTCTAATTTGGGCTTCAAGGCGTTTATGTAGTAGTCTGAAAGCAAGTTCTGCACAGGCAGGAACGACTCCGTTTCCCAAGGAACGGACTTCGTCAACTCGATTGTCACTGGAGATGCACAGCTTGGCATAGTCCACCCCACAGGCAATCCCATCAAAACCTCCTCCCATCTCGGGTTCAGCTTCGCTTCGTTCTTGTTCTTCGTGCTTTTCAGCATGTCCGTGAACACGTCCGCCTCTGTGTTCAAAATCAGATTCCCGAGAACTTCCGTGTTCACGTCCATCCTCTCTAGGCTGTAAAGCTCCGGATGCGTCATTACGTCCTTCAGGTTGCGGCATCCGCCCTTCTTCAACGCCCGCTTCAGCGAATCCTCGCTCCGCGATCCCATCGAGTCCATCGTGTTCGGCGTTGGCCAGCTCACTATGCGGTACACCGCCACCGCCTGATCGCTCAGATTGTCCTCCATAGTGTCCTCTATGCGAACCTGCTGAGGAAGTCCTATCTGAGCCAGCCTCTGAGTCTCCTTGTCGTAAAGTCTCTTGTTGTGCTTCGGAGGACTCCCGTCCTTGCATACGAGCCTTGAAATGCTTATCCCAGGCTCCTGAGCTGATGGAGTCCTCCATAGCGTCCGTAACCACTCTGGGGGGCTCCCATCCATACTGAGTCTTTCCTGGTCTTGAGGGGTAGGCACCGTACCGTACTTCTCTTGTGAAATCTTCGATTCCCATATCATCGAAAAGACTGCTCGGGGCAACTGGTCGACGCGGTTTCTCCCTCCTTCCCGCGTCTGGCTCATGTTCGGGCTGTCCTTCCAGTCCCTCGCACTTGGGGTCGGCCAGTTCTTCACTTTGGTCGCTAATCCGTCTCCTGACGTCTTGCTCGCCCCCTTTCGGTTGTTGTTTCCGCTCACTGTCGGAGTTGGCCACAGAGCAACCTCCGCCTCCAACCTCTTTTTCGGGT